AAATGGTAATATGGAAACTAACCCAAAATGTGTGGATCAAACAATAGAATTTGGAGGCGTCAATTTGAATTTCACTTCTAGTGGCAAAAAGACAGAGGGTGTGACGTATTGGACACGTAGTTTGTACGAAACTTTTCGAATTGTTCATAAGGAGACAGAATGTAATGTCCCTATTAAGAAAATTATACACCCAGGAAAAGTCAATTTGAGCGAAAAATTGGAAAATAGGAGTGAAATAGCAGACGGTAATTGGTCTCTAAAAGCCAATCAGGAAGAAGTTTTCAAAATGAGAGCAATTTGGCTCATGAAGGATTGGCAAAATCAATTTTTGTGCGGTAGACATTCATTTGAGCGCACATATTTCACACCGGGATTTACACCTATGGTACATAATCGTATTGGTCAAAAATGGGTGTATGGGGGGGCACATTTATTAGCAAAGATTTTGTGTGTGGAGCTGATGGACCAGTATGAAAGGCGGTTAATTTTTCCTCATGTGATAGATGGTCATGAGGATACAAAGAATGGTCAACCTTCGATTCCAATAATTAAAAATTTGTTGACAGATAAGCAACAACAGGAACATTATCGATCTTCCAAAGGAGATTTTCCTGATGTCGAATGGGTAAAGGTCAGCGATGGTACTCAATTGTGTGCTGATGGGGATGTGTCGGGGTTGGATTACACTATAAAAGCTTTGTTTTTAGTGATATATATGATGTGTGGCAGTCTTTGGACACATCAACAAAATAACCACATGTACAGGATGTATCGTTACTTTTTGGAAGCCGCAGCCGAAAACCTAGCTGGAAAATCTGTTAGGTGGTTCACCGATTTTATGTTGGTGATAGGTATCATGCCCAGCGGCTCATTTGAAACATCTCATGGCAATACTTGGATAATGACAGTTTGCTATTTTCTTACTTTTTTTTACTATGTACTGAGCACTTGTACGCCGGAAGAGTGTGCCCGCTACTTTTACTTTGTTTCTGCAGGTAGGGTGGTGGTTACACTTTATGGCGACGATTTCATATACTCTTATCCAAAGGAGCTTAGGAAAAAATTTGGTATAAAGAAATTTCGAAAATTTTTGAGAGATTTTCTGCATGTGGAATTAAAACATTACCGTGAATATGGCACTTTGATAACTTATCTTACTTTGCACCAAGGCAGGGTATGTAGGGGACGGAATGTGTTTGGGCATTTGATGAATGGCCACTTGGGCCCTGTGTTTCTTAAAAGGCACATTATACCGTGGAATACCTTTTGCCTGGAGCGTTTTGAAGTACCTTCGGCTCCCCGCTACGTGCCCTGGCGCCCCCTAATTCAATTTTATCAAAAATGTGGGGTGCCTAAAGCCGAACAAGATAGAGCAATAGCCACACCACTATCTCAAATATCCCGGATAGTGGGTTTGATGTATGACAATTTGGGTGTGGATCCTGTAGCACACCGTTTTTTGTCCTACCAATGGGATAGGTCATGGGCATGGTTCAATAAGAACTTCGTTAGTCGTAAGGATAGAGTTACGGTCCTTCAAAATTTGAATCATGAGGTGGACGCATACTGTCGTAAAATAGGTCTTAACGGCGTCTTTTCTTTGTCAAAACCTTCAAGGATAAAATTACTGAACTTGCACTCAGTTGATATCCGAAGGCACTTTAGGCCATTTAAGGGTGCCACTTGGCAGGAGAAGGCTTCTTTTGAAGAGTACTATTACACAGATTTGTGAGATCTTCGATCTATAGGTCATAAGGTTTAAAGTCCTAAATATAAAATGCTAGGCCTGATCGAGGTGGGAACCAAAAC